TCCAGGCGCTCGTGGATGCGCTCAACGCCAACGCGCCGTGGATCAACGCTTACATCAAACGCAACAAGCCGATCATCAGGGAGGTGCCTAGATGATCTTCTGTAAGGAGTGCGGGCTACGGGTGATCGTCGGGTCGGGGTACTCGGGTAGCGCCACGGAAGGGTACACGCACGGTAACTGCTTGTGGGAGATCGTGGGGGCATTACGTGAGGTGGCTGTACGTGGGAATACAGACCTCTGGTTTCCAGTTCACTCGGAAGTCTTAAGGGCGCACAACGACAACTGCCCACCCACGAACGGCGAATACTGTCCCCGGTGCCACGTTAGGGGGGGTAGATGACGCTCACAATCGCGAGCATCGTCAAGAACGAGGCCGACCGATTCTTGCCCCGTGCCCTGGCGTGCTGGGCGGAAATCGCTGACCGCATCGTGGTTCTGGATAACGGAAGCACGGACGGCACCACGGACCTGCTCAACGAGGCAGGCTGCGAATGGAGCAAGCTCGCCGTGCCGATGGACGGCTCAGAATGGCTCGCAAGGAAGGCTTTGTGGGACAAAGCGGTGCCTGGTAGCGAATGGATCGTGCATCTCGACGCGGACCAGTGCGTTGCGGGCGATTTCCGGCCCCATCTAACCGGCAAAAAGGTCGGTTTCAGGGTTTTCGATATGTGGAGCCCGACCGAATACCGCTCGGATGCGTGGTGGCAGGGCCACGCGAGGCCGTGGTGGCTCGCGCTGAACGTCGCTGACGAGCAGGATCGGGTGTGGACGTGGAATAAGCGCGGCTGGCATTCCGGCCACCTCCCGTCCGATACGTCGTTCATGGGCAAAGCGACCGAGATTCCCCGCGAATGCTCGATCCTGCACTACGGCTATGCGACCCCGGAGCTTCGCAAGCGCCATTATGCTGCCTACGTGGCGCGTAGCGGCGTCTTGAAGCCCGACGAGGTGTTCCATGCCTCTACGATTGTGGATGAGTGCCCACGGGTCGAGGAATTGCCGTTCACGCCGACGTGGACGCTGCTGTAGATGTCCTCGGTAGCTGCTGCGGTAGCGAAACTCAAGCATGATCCCGTGCTGTTCGTCCGCCAACTCCTGAAAGCGGAGCCCGAACCGCACCAGGCCAAGGTGATGCGCTGGGTAGCGAGCGGGGAGCGGCGTATTTCGGTCAAATCAGGCAGACGCATCGGGAAGACGACTTTAATGGCCTGGCTGTCGCTGTGGTTCGAGATGACACGGGCGAACGCACGCACAATCGTCACCGCGCCAAGCTCCGCTCAGTTGGAAGACGCCTATATCCCGTCGTTTAGGGAGTGGTGCCAGCGGCTTCCGCCCGATCTGTTCGAGATGTGGGACATCAGAGCGCAACGCTTCGATTTTCGGATGACGAAAAGGCAAGGCTTCGAGAATTTCGTGACGATCCGCACCGCTCGCGCCGATTCACCCGAAAGTTTGCAGGGCATCAACGCGCCGAACGTGCTGGTGCTTGTGGACGAGGCCGCTGGTGTGGGGGACGCGAACTTTGAGAGCCTGTCTGGGTCGCTCGGCACCAAGAACGCGCACATGGTCCTTACAGGCAACCCGAACCGCTCTAGTGGCTACTTCTGCCAGACCCACACCTCGCTTGTGGATCACTGGAAGACGATGACGGTCAATTCCGAGGACTGCCCGATGGTATCCAAGGAATGGGTCGAGGAAATGAAGGTGAAGTACGGCGACACGTCGAATGCGTACCGGATTCACGTTTTGGGCGAGTTCCCGACCGGCGACGATAATACGGTGATCCCGATTGAGTTGATCGAAGCGGCGATTGGCCGGGATGTGGTCGTGACCCAGCACGCGCCGATGATCTGGGGCCTGGACGTGGCCCGGTTCGGTGACGACAAAAGCGCGCTGTGCAGGAGGAAGGGCAACACGGTCACGCAAATGCAGACCTGGCGCGATCTGGACACCATGCAACTCGCCGGTGCCGTTCAGGTCGAGTACGAGGCAGCCCTGGAGCGTCCTACCGAGATTCTGATTGACGTGATCGGGATAGGTGCCGGGGTGGTGGACAGGCTCAGGGAAATGGGCCTGCCAGCCAGGGGCATCAACGTCAGTGAATCGCCCGCGATGGGCGAGCAGTACGTCCATCTCAAGGACGAACTGTGGTTCAAGGGCTTGGCCTGGCTCGAAAAGCGCGACTGCCGCCTTCCGAACGATGAAGACCTCAAACAGCAACTCGCTATGGTCCGCAAGGACTTCACATCGAACGGCAAAGCGAAGATCGAGAGCAAACGCGAGTTGCGCAGGCGTGGCGTGTCCAGCCCGGACAAGGCCGATGCGCTGATGCTCACGTTCGCGTCCGACGCGGGAACCCTGATCCACGGCTGGTCGATGACCAACTGGAAACAGAAACTCACCCGCAACCTCGGAATCCCTTGACATAGCGGGCTACTAACCGTCTACCCTTTCCTTTGATGGTGTAGTGTGTCGTTTCGACACGGATACTCGCTATAGGGGATGTGGATGGCCGAGATTGACCTTGCCGCAATCGTTAAGGCCGAAATTGACGATGCGGTTGTCTTCTGTGACGAGATCGGGGCGGACCGGGCGAAATCCACGCGCTATTACCGGGGCGACAAGCTCGGCAACGAGCAAGAGGGCCGATCTCAGGTAGTGGATCGCGTCGTGCGCGATGCCGTTCAGCAGATCCTACCTAGTTGTATGCGCGTGTTCCTCGGCACGGACAAGATCGTAGAGTACGAGCCCGAGGGACCGGAGGACGTAGCGCAAGCCGAACAGGCGACCGACTACGTGAACCTCATCATCCTGCGCGACAACCCCGGCTACCTTGAGTTCCATAGCGTGTTCAAGGATGCGCTGTACCACAAGTTCGGGGTGATGAAGTATTGGTGGGACGAATCGGTGGACGTGACCTACCACAACTTCACGGGCCTGTCCGATGAGGCGCTAGGCGCTCTGCTCAGTGAGGACGGGGTAGAGATTGTCACCATCGAAAGCGAACCCTCAGAGTTTCAAATCTTTCCGCAAGCAGCGGATCTTCTGGCTGGCCACACAATGGAGTTCTCCGTATCTCCAGGCAGCGGGATCTTCACGTGGTGGAGCACGGAGCCCGCCGTGGCGGACATCACGTCTTCGACTGGATCTTCAGCAACACTCCAGGCCAATGCGCCGGGTGTGTGTCAAGTTGCCGCAAGGCGCGATGACGGACGTACCCGGATCACGGGAGACGTGGTCGTGTACTCAGACTCCACGAGGCAACTGATCGTTGAAGACGCAACCGTCTACGCGGGCGCCGACGGATTTCCCCTTCATATCGGAATCGACGAAGCCGCTGGAATCGCTGGAGCGAAATTGCAGGTCCGTTTCAACTCCACCTGGGTCTCTATCCTGGAAGTCGATACAACGGAATTCACCGACGGATGTCTCGTCAGGTCAAACATTTCAGGGCAGCAGGTTGTCATCGGCCTGGCTGCGCAAGCCCCGCTTTCAGGCTCCGGGGACCTGGTCACAATCTACATAGCCATCGACCCTGGCGCAGGCGCTGGGCCAGTCTCCTACGACGTCGTTTCGGCGCAATTGAACGAGTCATCGATCCCTGTCTTTCTCGACTCAGGCACACTGCAGATCCTCCAAGACGGGGACGTCGAGATCATTCCTTCAACTGCCTTCGTTGCGCAGTATCAGCAAGCGGACTTTCTCGTGAAAGGCGGGACTCCGCCGTATACCTGGAACTGCACGCCCTGGAATGCCGGGAGACTCACTTCCATTTCCGAAGACACCGTACGATTTGTCGCAGAGAAGGTCGGAGAATGTCTTATTGCCGTCCAGGACTCTCAGGGACGCTCAGCAATAACAGACCCTCCCGTGACAGTCTATCCCCGGAGCAGGAGACAAATCGTCATCAGCGATGATTTGATTACGGACGATACTTTTGACGTTCCCGTTCTCCTTAGCGATGCTGCGGGAGTCGTTTCTTCGCTCATTCGTTTGTCGTACGATGGGTCCGCCATCGAATCGGTCACGGCCTCTTTGGGCAGTCTCACGTCCGGGTTCTGGATTGACTCCAACACTGCGGAAAGCCAGGTTACCTTCGGACTTGCGGCTGCAAACGCAGGTTCTGGCACTGGGGAAATGGCCTCGCTTCGCTTTCGCGTCAAGCCTGGAGTGACTGAGGGCGAAGAAGTCACCCTTCACTTTGAACATGCCGATTTGAACGAAGGACTTATCGATTCGGTAGGCATTGATGGGACCCTCATGCTGGACTTGCCTCTTACCACGACCCCAACTCGAACCGACGTCCCGACCTGGACCGCAACGGC